AAGAAGGATTTGATGAAATTTGGAATGCAGAATAAAATTAATTCGTATTTGTGTTATAATTTATTAAAGGATCAACTATGAATGGAGCTAAACCTGTGGCAGCACTACTACGATCAAACGCAGCAACTAATGATGAATTTTCCATCACTAAAGTTACTACGCTTAAAGAAGGCTATATGACTATTACTGAATTTGAGAATCAGCTTGGATATCAGACAGTCAAAATTTTTCCAAACGAATCTGCAGCAATTTCATATGCTGCAGGTGAACGAATTTTAAAAGTAAAAGTGGAGCGTGATATATGATTATAGATTTTAATGATAACTACCGATTAGAAACAACACTTACTAAAGTTGAATCAATTGATAATTTGTATTATCTTCTTCTTACAAAGATTGATTTAGTTGAAGATACTCGTACTTATGATGAACATTACTTTACGTTAGAACAACTTAAAGAATTTGTAGTCTATCTTAATAAGGCTACAAATGCTTTCATCTAATTCATCTATTGACTGGACTAAACTTATGACTGAACCAGATAAAACTGCATTGTTAGCATCACCAGAATTTCGTGAATGGATTATTAGTTTGCTCTCTGATAGCACAGTAACTATTACTTTCACAAAGAAAGATGGCACTGAACGAATCATGAAGTGTACTCGTAATTCTGCATTTATTCCAACTGAACAACTACCTAAAGAAGGTAGCACTGAACCTACGACTTCTGTTCCAGTATTTGATCTTGATGCTCAAGGCTGGCGCTCTTTTATTCCTGCAAACATTACTAGGATTGAATATGACCTCGTCTAAAATTATCATGTGGGTTGCACTTATTGCTTTACTTGTAATCATTGGACCATTTGTAACTATTTGGGGACTTAATACTCTTTTTCCAGTACTTGCAATTCCTTATACTTTTGAAACTTGGCTCGCAATTATTGTAGTTCAAGTAGCTATTCGTTCTAACATCAGCAAATCAAAATGAATCAAATCTCATCTCCTGCAGATCGCGCAAAGATCAAGAAAATGCTTGAAGAAGTTTCCAACTCAATGACACGTATCGCTGCAGAACGTGATTTGATTAAAGAAACCATTACAGAAGTCTCAAAGGAATTTGATCTTCCCAAGAAGTATCTTAATAAGATGGCAAAGACTTATTACAAGCAGAACTTTCATGTAGAACAGGCTGATCATGAGGAATTTGAAACCCTCTACACATCAATCCTGCAAAGTAATCCTTAAGTATACAGTGTACAATAATTCGTATTTGGTATATAATCTAGATATGAATTGGAGAATACATGGCAACTAAAGATACAGAAACCAAATTGACAGCATCTGAAAAACGTGCTCAGAAGCGCCGTGAAACGGCTCTAAAAATGGAACAAGTTTTTGGTACTGGCAAAGGAAGTACTGAACCTACACTTAATCCTTTAGACTATACTGCATCAATGATGCGTGCATTGAACTACTATAATTCTGCTTTTGAAAACAAAGACAAGCGTAAGTGGTTCATGGCTTATGTTGGCAAGAAGTCAAGTGAGTTTGATACTCTTCCTGATTGGGACTTTCGTTCAGTTGGCACTGTGATTCGATTGAAGATGCGTGAACAACCTCTCATTGATAAAGATCTTCAGTTCATTGATGATACGATTGAACAACTTCGTATCAAAGCTAAAGGTGATCAAAAGGTTTCTGCACTTAAAGGTGCTCCTAAAATTAAAGAAGAAAAGCCTGTAGTATCGATTCAAGATCGTATTGCAGAATCAGCATCTACTCACATTGGCGAAATCAACGGCTTGATTGACGACTTCATTATGAATGACGTTGAAGTCAATGTGAGTTCCTATTTAAAAGCTAATAATGTTAGTCCACAAGTTTCTAAGCTTATTCCTGCAGCGTTTGAAAAGACTATTCAAGAATTATCTGAAGCACTTGAAGGAAATGATAAGCAGTTGGTTGAAGGTTATTCACACATCAAGAAAATTAAGCTTAAGAAACTAATTAAATCTCTTGAAGAAATCTCTACAGCATGTGCACAGCAAGCAGTAACTGCTAAAGCAACTCGTAAACCGCGAGCTCGTAAAGAAAAACCAGCATCAGTGTTGGCATCAAAGGTTAAGTTCATGAAAGAATTTACAGAACTTAAGCTTACTTCTGAAAAGCCAGAAAAGATTGTAGGTGCTTCTGAAGTATGGATTTATAATACGAAGTATAAGAAGTTACAAGTATATCGATCACTTGGTACTTTAAGTATTAAAGGTACTACCATCTTAAACTATGATGTAGCTACTTCAGGTGCCAAGACAATTCGTAAACCTGAACTCGTTACGGGTTATGCAACAATGACCAAGCGTACTTTGGCTGGTGAATTTAAAAATCTTAAGACTAAAGAAGCTGCAGTAAATGGACGAATCAATGAAGAATGTATTATTTTGAAAGTATTTTCATGAAAAAGTTAATTACAGTTTTATTAGTTCTAGCATCTACTACTGCAAGTGCTCAGCATTATGGCTATCATCACGGCTATCATCGTGATGGTAATGGATGGGTTGCTCCTCTTGTAATTGGTGGAGCTCTAGGTTATATTATTTCTCGTCCACCTCCTGTAATTATTCAACAACCTCCAATTGTAGTATCACCTCAACCTTCTGTTATCGTACAAAATCCTGTACCAATATTCCAAGAAGTGATAGAATATGATCAAGGCTGTGCCTGTTACGTAAAAACATATAAACAAATTGGATGGAAGTAAATGATTCTATTAGATTACTCTCAGGTTTGTGTTGCAGCAATCCTAGCATTCAGCTCTGACTTGAAAAAAGGTACAACTGATGATAAGAAAAATCTTATTCGTCATGTAGCTCTTACATCAATCAAATCTTACAAGAAAAAATACGGCAAAGAATTTGGTGATCTTGTAATTGCATGCGATGGTCGTAACTATTGGCGTAAAGAATTCTTTGCAAACTACAAAGGTTTGCGTAAGAAAGCTCGTGAAGAATCTGATCTTGATTGGGGTATCATCTTTGATACACTGTCAGAAATTCGTGAAGATCTACGTGCCAACTTTCCATATAAAGTAATTCATGTTGATCGTTGCGAAGCCGATGATGTCATTGCTATTCTTGCAGAATCTACTCAAGAATTTGGAAACTTTCAACCAGTAATGATTGTATCTTCAGATAAAGACTTTAAGCAATTACATGCCAATGATAATGTAAAGCAATTTAGTCCTATGCTTAAGAAACAAATTGTAGTAAATAAGAAGGAACTACATGCTTGGATGATTGAGCATATTGTTAAAGGCGACGCTGGTGATGGCATACCCAACATCTTATCTGCTGATGATGTATTCATGAAAGGTGAACGCCAAAAGCCTGTAAGTTCTAAACGTCTTCAAGAATTTGTTGATAATGGTTTTATTGCATGCAAGAATGATGATGAACGTCGTAACTGGCATCGTAATACAACTCTTGTTAGCTTTAAGCATATTCCTGATGACATTAAAGAATCCATTATGCAAGCATTTGAAGTGAAGCCTACCGGCGACAAGAATGCTATTATGAATTATCTTATTAAGAAGAAGTGTAGACTTCTCTTAAATGAAATTGAGGAATTTTAAACATGGCTACGAAATACATTCCAGAAATATTGGATGAAGTAAATAAGGATACTACTGCACTTGCAAAGTATCGTGAGAACGCAGCGTTGCGATATATCTTTCAACATGCATTTATACCTGAGCAGAAGTTTGAATTACCAGCAGGCAATCCTCCTTTCAAGGAAGATGTAGCACCACTTGGAATGTCACCTGCAAATTTAATGATGGAAACTAAGAAGCTCTATGTGTTTACCAAAGCAAAAGAATTGCATAAGGCACGTAGAGAGCATCTGTTTATTCAGTTGCTGGAAAACGTACATCCATCTGAAGCAAAACTTCTATTGGCTGTTAAAGACCAGAAACTAAATAAGCTATACAAAAACATTACTGCAGATGTTGCAGCAGAATATGGCTTCATTCCAAAACAAACCAAAGTCCAGGACTCAACACCAAAAAAATCTTAAGGTTATTCTTTCGATGGAGCAGGACCAACTCGCGCAGTGGTTGGTTAACTTACCCGACGATGAAATAGAGTATGTTGAGTGGTTGATTGATGAAGTTGAGTATGCTCTTGATGGCATGATCCTAGAACAAACAGGTCTAGAAGATGCGAAAGAAATAATCAAAAAGTATACACTGCCTGAAAAATAACGGTGTACAATAATTCATTTCTATGATATAATTACTCTATTAAAGGAGAAAATTATGGGAATGATCAAAAGCATAGTTAGTCAAGTTGAAGAAATGTACTTCGATGGGTTTGCACCGGTTGAAATTGCAGAATTCACTGGTCTTCACTTTGACGAAGTGGTTTCTATTCTTCAAGAATTTGGAGAGTTCGCTTGATTCTTGATATCCTAAACGAAATTGCAGCTACATCTTCTCGTAATGAGAAGGAAGCAATCATACGCCGTGAAAAAGACAATGAGCTTTTGAAGCGTGTTTTCTTCTT